TGCGGCGGCTGTGATAATTGCGTTGACTTTAGTTCTGTGAGACGCAATATCTGCAACCAATTTGACAACCTCTGCTCTGATAGCAGTATAATCAGCCAACATTGCTGTCAATAGATTGATAAGTTCTTGATCATCTGACATTTCATCAATTTTTGCCATATTTTTGATATTAAGGCTTGTGAATTAAAAGCGATTTCTGGCGATTTCGCACGAATTGACTATAAAGCCAAAGCGTTTGGATTTACTGCGAACGGTGAGTTCACATAAACCGCGTTCGGAGCAACTGTCGCGTCTCCGAGTTCGGTTGTAGCACCGACAAAGTTTCCAGTTCCGGTCGGATTGATAATCACAAATCCGATCATTACATCGCTTGCTGGCAATGCTGGGAAAACGACTGCACCAATAGTGGCGCCCTCTGTTCCCATAGTTGCTGTGACTGTTCCGTCAGCGGCCAAAGAAAGCACGAATACATTGAATTTTGCATTTGTGACTGTTCCGGATAGTGCTATTTCAGCAGTAGTCTTTTTGACCAGCACACCGTTGATACTTGCGTAAATGGTGTTTGCGATAAGAACTTTAGCTTTGGCAGATGAACCGATTGCTAACCCGGCAGTATTCAAAACAGCGTCAGTGACACCTTTTTGCAATTCTCCGAGAGCGTTTTGCATATCTTGAGAAGATGTGCCTACGCCTTTTGCGATTGTTCGAGCCATAGTTTTATTCTTAAACAAAATGAATTAAGGACGGCGATTTCCTATATTCAATTTTTAAACGAGTGCGTCGGTCATTGAGATTCCGTCGTGTCGTTCATCTCGGTCGATCAACTTATCTTGTCCGGCTTCCAAAGAAACCTTATAGTAGTTGGCCAACACTTTCATCACGGCAACGGGAATTTCTACGAGCGCACCTTTCTTAATTGTCAATTTGAAACCGTTTATGTTGACAGTTTCGACAGCGCCCGGCTTTTCGCCCGGGTCAAGAGGAACGACGAAAAAGGTTTTTGGACCATTCATCAGTTTTTCTCTTGTAGCGGCTACATTGTCTTGATAAACTTTCATCTCATTGACAGGGGAACCAGCAGGCACGGGTTGAGAAACAATTTCTTGTTTAGGAGTGGCTGGAATTTTTGACACTTGTTTGGCTACGGTTTCTTGTTCCATAGCTTCGGCTTCGTCGACTTCTTCCTCCTCAACCTCTAAAGTTTCTTCAACTTCCTCCGTTTCAGTCTCGAGAATTGGATTCTTTTTGACTGCAACTTTCTTAGCTGGCGCCTTTTTTGTTGCTTTCGCAACGGTTTTTTTAGCAGGCATAGCTTTTTTCTTTTAAAACGAATTATAGGGGACTTTGGCGGACGATTTCAAGCCCACCAAATCAGCTTTAGACCAAAGCTACCTCAATACGAGTCAGATAATCGTTATTAAGGATTTTTGCAACAAAGGTCATTTTCCAACCAGTTGTCGCTCTCTGATTCAACGGATCATTTGCTCCACCTGAACCAAGAGGTTTGATGATGTTTTGCAACGCTTCTCCGGAAATTCTTGTTGTTCCGTAAGCATTAGCAGCCAAAATCAAGATTGAATATACATCGATTCCACTTGTTCCAGCACCCGTAAACACTTTCGCGTTTGTGGATTCAATGAAACGAACATTGTTGTAATATCCAAATTCTCCCGGCATAACATCAGCTTTGCTTGCATAGTTTTCGATTTTCACGAAACCAGTGAAAGCCTTAATTGTGGCTGACAAATTAGTGTGAACGATACCAACGAAAGCGGCGTCAAGAGGATTTGTTTGATACCCTGTTGAAGCGTCAACGCGTCTTTTAAGTTTCTTAGCATTGTTGTTTTTCAATGTAAGAACAGCAGCGTTTACTAGCGTTGTTGTTGCAACATCTCCTGCGGCCACTCCGGATGTTTCAGTGTTTCCACTTCCTCCGAAAGACACGGATGTTCCAGCGTTCAATATGTCGCGAGTCAACTGGTCAATAGTATCGCCAGCTTGTTCTCCCAACACTTCCCCAGCTTCCATAAAAACTGGATCAACACTTTCGTAATCAATAACATCAGTAAGAGTCACGAAATCTCCGTACTGTGCAACGGTTGCAGTGATGTCAGTTATTGCTAACTGGCTTCCTGCTGGTGTGACACCCTCCGTCAAAGGGGTTGTAGCGGCCGTAAGACTTCCATAACGACGGAACTTTATTACATTTGTTCCGGCATTTCGTGGAATGTCTCGAACCTGTGCAAACATAGTATGCACCAGCTCTGGCAACGCTCTGTCAAGCAGATTCCGGTCATAGAATGACTGGTTTTCTGCCGTGATTTGAGTCCTTGTTGTATTAGGCATTTTTTTGAAATTAAACGAATTAGTTTATTTATCGAGATTTTTGGCGCACTTCTTCGCGCTTTTTCTCGAACTCCTCGTTGGTCATCGTGGAATAATCCACTTTGCCACCGTCATCGTCGCCACGAGCTGAACCTCCGCCGGCGTTTCCTCGAGAGGCTTCGTCTTCGGCTTTCTTTGCTCGATCGGCTCCGATTTTTAACAAGTCATCCCCTGCAACTTCGTAGAAAATAGACTTGATAGGCATTTGCGCGCGAGAGGGATGTTTCATACGAGCCAAAACTTTTTTCTCGTATTTAGCGAAATCTTGGTTTTTAGCCACGAAATCTTTTACCTCCTGCTCATCTTCTGCCTCGGCCTGCTTCTGATAGATCGGAGCAATCATTCGAGAAGCGACCTTTTTGATGAGTTTTTCGTCCTCCGGGTCGACATCGTCGTCATCGCTGTCGTCGTTGTCGTCGCCTTTGTCGTCCTTATCATCTCCTTGAGTCCCCTTTTTCAGTTTCTCAATTTTGCGCGCTTGGCGCTCGATAATAAAGTCTTTGGGCGTCTTGCGAACCCGAACTTCCGGCTCCTCATCGTCGCCGTCATCATCTCCACCCTTATCGTCGCCGGCGTCGTTTGATGAACCGTCGCCTTTGTCGCCTTTGTCGTCTTTGTTTTCGTCGCCTTTCGCGCCGTCGGAGTTTTGATCTCCTTTGTTCTCGCCTGCGCCGTTTTGGCCTTGGTCATCACTGTTTCCAGCTTCCCCATTGCCACCTGCACCTGCGGTTTTGTCAATTTCTGGCATAGTTTTTTAATTTACGCGCCTTTATAGAAAATGCCGAATAAACTATAAATGCGGATTATTTAGACTCGGTCTTGCGACCGGTTAAGCCTTAGAGGCTTAGTCTGACTGTCGAACGCTTGCGCGTCTTCCGATCAAAGAGGAAATCGCCAAAGTCCCCGATAAGAAGTAAACAACAGGCAGACAAAGCCTATAAAGCTATTAAGTTGTAAAATTACTGGTTTTTTCTATGAGATATAATCTCTTTTGCGTCTTTGAAATATGGGTCGAAACTTTCCGGCTGGACATCCTCGGTTTGCAAGGTATTGATATACCGTTGCGGTGTGTCCCTCAAATCAATCAAATATCCTCGTTTGTGCCTCAATTCGTCCACATCCTTGTCGCTTATCTCTTGTCCGTCAATTCTTCCGTTATGCGTCTTATTTAAAATCATCTCATTCAAAATAATCAACTGATTTTCGATAATCTGAATCATTATCGCCCACCCTGCCGTTGCCTGCATAACCTGCAAATCAGCAATAATCTCGAGCGGATTTCTTTCTGACAATTCTTTTTTTGTTTTCTTGGCCATAGCGATTTCTTAATTATTAGGCTGTCGGCATTGGAACTGTCGCTCCTCCCGGACCTGCTTGACCTGGAATCGGCATACTTCCACCCGCTCCATTCAATTTTTCCATAATGTTTGCCACCTGCGACGGATCAGTCTGTTGCTGTAATTGCGGGAAAAGCTCTGGACGCTGTTTCTTGAGCTTCATATTCTTGCGGTGAGCTTCGATGTGTTTGGCTTTCCATTCCGTGTCTGACGCCTTATTGTGGATGTTCATATGAATCATATCGTCGTCAATCGGGTCCACTTCCACCATTTTATTCTCATTGAGTTCCTCGTTCTCATCTTCGGCTTCCATTTCATCCACATTCGGCGGAATAATCTGATCGATTTCATCTTTCATCAGCCCGGAAAGTTTACCGAGTCGTTTCAAGGCAAAGCGTAAATTGGCTTGCTGTCCTGCTACTGCCAACACATCTTTCACAAAAGCGCGGAACATCTGCAAGTTCTGCAATCTCTTTTCCTCTGAAAGTATCTTGGACTCGATTTTTACATCCGGATCCGTGGACATTACGATATTCTCGCGGGTCAATTTTCGCCATTGCGAGCTTGAAGCTCCGGCCACTCGAATTGATTTCTCGTGAATCTTATCGGCAAAATTGCGCTTATAAAGCCTATACCATTGCTTCCAAAACCTTTTCTCGCTCCAACCAAATATCTTGGCGCTCAATGAATAACGGGTATCAACCTTAGACGCCACCAAATTGATTTCACTGGCAGTTCTGCGTTGTTCGCTTTGGACTCCCTGTTGCATTTCCGGCGTGGCTGTGGCTCTCTGTGCGGCCGTGTCAAGCACTTCCAATATCCAACTAGCTTCTTGCTTGACAAGGTCCTTATTCATCGGCTGGACGGCTCCTGCGACATCTCCGTCAACCGGGATAAACTTATTAAAGGCAAAATTCAAATCAGCCTTATTCTTGATTTTTGTGGTGTTATAAAGATACATCGGGTGCAAATTCGCTTTCGCTTGTTTCAAGCCCAAGTTTTGCAAGACTGATCGAGCGCGTTGTTTGTCCTCGGTAAGGTCTGGAATCGAAACACCGTCCCAATCGTGCGCCATAGGATAGATTGTGCGGTCCAAAATTGGCCACTCATTGTCCTTGAGCTGGGTGATACGGATGACTTTCGTTCTATTTTCAGCCAAAGAAACAAGAACTTTCTTGCCCTTGTGATGTGTGAACCATTCCAAAACGCGATAATCTTCGTTTTCTCCGATAGTGTCGGCGTCTCTGACTGGATTATTGAAGCCTTGCGCCTCACTGCGAAGCTCTGAATTACGGTCAATGATTGAATTGATGTCCTTGCCGTCCTTTTTAATGCCCTTGTAGTTGAAATAAACCTTGCCGTCTTTCATTTGCTTTTTAGTCAAACGAATTTCACGGCCTCCGAATCTCATTGCTCCGCGACCCTGCACATCTCCATTGACGCTTCTCGCCTTTGGATCACGCACCCAAGTCATCGGATCAATCACTTCCGGAATAGGCGTTTTCTTGGCGGTATCAAACCCCATAAAGAGACAAAGCCCGCGTCCAAAGAAAGACGCGTCCCAATCCCACTCATAATCCAAAATGTCCTTTTGCATATCGTCCTCATCGAAGACGGCCAAAACATTCAAAGTATCTGCAACCTCCTCGTCGCCCTCCTCACGCCCGGAAAACTCACTTGTCAGCCTGTCTGAATACAAAGAAGCAAGGACTGTCTGATGAACCGTAAACATTAACGGGTCGCCGATAGCTTCCTTGTCTCGTTTTTGGTTATTGTATAATTTCAAACGAACCGCCCACTCCTCGAGTTTCGGTTTCATAAAATCCCAAGACAATTTATATTCGCCTTGGCATTGCTTTATTAAGTCAGTAAAATCAGTCTTATCCAATCGCTCATTTTCTTGCTCGAGAGTTTCGTCTTCCTCCGGCTCGCGATAAGAGACTTTTTCTTCTTCCTCAATTTGTTGTGCTTTCTTTGTTTTAGGCATACAAATTATTTTTTACGAGTTGAGAGGCGATGTTCCTTTTCTTCTTTGAAACTTTTAAATTCCTTTTTCTCGTCTTCGACTTTCGTGATTTCCATTGAGCCGTGAAGAATCTTTTTGCGTTCTCCGCCACCCTCGCTTTCCATTGGACCGTCGAAATAATAATCGTTTTCTTTTGAAACTGATGTGATCTCTGCCTCAATCATTAGCTTGACCTTGTCGCCGACTTTATGATCTGCCAGTTGCGGATAATCATAAGCATTGAGTCGAATTGTTGGCGCTGGTCTCTTTGGCTTCGGCATTGATTTGTTCATCATATAATTTTTAATTAAAAAAAGAGGGCAAAAATCCAAAATGGATGATTGCCCTCGAAGTTATTTCGTCAGACTATATTTAGTTTTCCTGCGGTCTTGTTTTAAAATTATGCTCTATCAAAATAAATTTGCTGTCCTGTATTTTTATAGTTATTTCTCCGTAGCCCCTTAAAATCAGCTCTTTAACGAGATTGTCACTCTGCAACTGCTTGACTATTCTCGCTAATTGCTCCTCCGGTTTTGTCATTTGATTTTTCTTTTACCATATTGATTACTTCTACCGCCCCAATACGGACAATCGCAACAGCTTTCATCAACTCGTCATTTGAAAAAACATCTTTCATCAATCCGATCCGATACAAAAACATTTTTCCAAATCTGGCATTAAATTCAAAGGTGTGCGAATAAATCTCACCTTTCTCGATAAAAAGATACTCAAACAATTCGACATCCAACCGGCGGACATATATCAAATTCTCTCCGTATTGAATTGTTTTTAAAACGCGAATTTCCATAAATTTATTATAGCATACTTTTTACAATCACGCCATAGGATTGTCAAATGGGTCAAGCTCCAACCCCTCATCGGACCTCTGACTGAAAGTTTCCATAGGCACAAACACCGGCTCTTGAATCAAACAGCGTCCAAGATTTTCAATCATATGGTCATCCTTATCGATAGGCTTCTCTTTGCGGTCGCGACTGTCGCCAGTCTTTCCGGACCACTCATCCCAACGCCAATGTTCCATTTCCCACGGCAAGCGCTTGAGCGTATTGAAAACATAAAAGCCCGGGGCCTTAGCAAAGCTACCGTCCGGCAGTTGGATATATGAAAGCTCGGTCTCAATCTTCTTATTGGCCGCCTCTCTGAATTTCGTCGCCTTGATATAATTTAGCCCGTATTTGCTCAAATCAGTCGCTAGGCTTCTTTGGGTATGTTGGTCTTCATTAAACGCGCTGGGGTCAGCCAGACGCCTCACAATGCGATATTTTTCCGCCTTTTCCTTAATCTGCATAGCTAATTCCTCGATACCATTAAGCGGATTGACATATAATTCATCCACGACGAATTTCTGCCCTCTTGAATTTATAGCCACCCACAAAACAGCGTCCTCATTTCTCGGGTGCGGATCGAGCATTTCATACACGCTATAATTGCGCCGATCAATTTGAAACGCCGGGATCATATGCACATTGCGACTCCATTGTTTGAATACTAAGCCGGCAAGATGTTGGAATTTACCGTATACGCGAGCCTGCTTTTCATCCTCGGAATACTCCGCGGTCATTTTCTGAATATCCTCGTGTTCAAGATGTCCTCTGATTCCGTGTTGCTTACACGCCGCCTCAACGCCTGCCTCGATATTCAAGCGCTGTCCCTTGGCCAAAGCGTTCAAGTCCTTGTCCTCATCGTCGCTGTGCGCTTCCACAATGTGATCGTAGAGCCAGCCGGAACCCTCCAAGGGCGTCGCCGATATGAAAATGATTCCACCTTTACGCAAACGAGAAACACAAGCCTTGTAAATCGACATAGGCGGGATTTCATCAAACCATACCCAACCTAAAGTCGGACCCTCAAACTCTTTCGGGTCTTGCTCGGTCGTCATCAAGTCCCATTTCCACCCCGTGTTCGATTCAAAAAAACTATCATAAGATTTACCGCGCTTCTTGCTTTTGTATTTATCCCCCGGCAACCATTCTTTCAAAGCGCCCACCACGCCCTCTAAGTTGGACGGATAAGAAACGATACGCCCTTGTTTCGGATATGGCCATTTATTATAAAGCGGATAATCAAAATATGGATTGAGATTCTCAAATACGATATTAGCCACCACATTCGCAGATACGGCCGTCTTACCCACACCATTGGCGGCCGAAAACATCACGACGAAATAATCGCCGGATCCGACGGCTTTGATGTATTCCTCGCACTTCCCGTTTGGCTCATAATATCGGTATTTGTCACGCAAAATACGAGAGGCGCGTTCTTCACGAAGTTGGCGCACGAATTTATCGTCCACTTCTTCGGCTTCCAAAAGCTTCATCGCCTTGGCCACGCTGTTGTTGTTGACTTTAACTCCCATAATAAAAAGTGATTAACCTCAAAAACTTATATAAAATCGTATCAGAATATCCGGGAACCAAAAGGTCTCGAAAGGTTATAATCCCCGGCAAGCAAATCAGATAAAATAAAAATATCGTGATTGTCATCCCTATCTGCATTTTTGTTGTTTCGCTCATTGTTTTAAAATTATTGATGAAGTATTGGGCTTGCCTCGTCCCGACGCGGTGCCACCCTTACGCTGTGTCTCAAAAGGAAAATAAAAAACTCTTGATCCTTACAGCAACAGCCGGGGTCGATTCCGAGCTGTTCACACGAATAGGCACTCCCCAAAATTTTAATTACCAGTTGAAACTAAACATCATAAACGGCAAAATGATCGTCACATAATTTCCCCTGCTCTCATATTTCTCATAAGTGTAGCCGACAGCTAATCCAAAAATAGGCGTGAAACTGAACTCGAAAAAATCTCTTGGTCCCATAATGTTTTTGTATTAAAAATTAAAACTCTACCAAATCAACAATTTGTCCAGCCATATCGTGCGTGCAGTCATCTAAAAACCTTATCTTGCCGTCTGTGACGAATGAATGGCACACGGAGTCCTTTGACCCCTCAACGCGACCGTCTGCGCCAATTTTATACGAACCGTCTGCGTTCATTGGAATTGGATCTGGCATTGTGACGCTTCTGACGAGTATCGACGGACTAATTGTCGGCTTCTCCATATCTCCATTGAATTGCCAAGTATTATTAAACCAATGGCCACATTCACACGCTGGACAAAATAACATAAATCTATTGTCGTTTGTTGTTCTGACTTTCATATTAAAAATAATTTAATGCCTCTGTCCAATTAACGAAACGAATTGCTCGATCATCAATGTATGCCACGGCTGGAACTTTCGTGCTTGTGATTATCAATTTATCAAAATTCAAAACCTTTCCGGTGTCGTGCTTCTTGAGCCACAAACCAATTTCAAGGTATTCTCGACGCGCTGTGAATATCACAACTTGAAAACCTTTGCGTTGTAATTTTGCCATTGATGATATTGCGCCCTCAATCGGCTCATCGTATATCGTGCCGTCATTCCAGCCTTTCGAAAATTTATGTATAACTCCGTCGAAGTCTACACAAATTGTCGGAATATGACTTGATGTCTTTTTTCTTGTTGGACTCTCTGTATTTTCATTATCCTCATCTATCAACACTAAATCCGCGTTAGTGTCGCGGACTGTCATTTTAAATCTCTTTTTGATTCCCTCAAACATAGTTTTTATTTCCTTTTTAAATAATTATCCCAGCCATATCCAGTCTTGGCTCGTTGTCTTACAACCTCCCAACCATAATGATTGAGGCGACTTGATATAAGTTTTCTTTCCATTTTTAATTCTATTTGCATTTTGTGAAGCGACTTTGTTTTATCAAAGCAGTCCAATAAAACTTTCTCAGTTATTTCCTCTCTCCAACGAGGATGTTTTTCTTTCTTGTTTTCGCTTGAGTTGCTCCATTTTTTAAAGACACCGTGAAATTTGGTGTGATTCTTTTGAAATGTCAACGCAAGGTTCTCAATTCTGTTGTCTTGCTTGTTCCCGTTTATGTGATGAATGTGCTCGTCAGACTTTAACTTTCTGCCGAGGTATTTTTCCATTACTAGACGGTGTTCGTATTGTCCTTTTTTTATTATGTATTTCATAGGGTAATTATACACAATAACCCCGTGAAAGTCAATTATTTGTCAAAGTATATATTCAACCCATTAACGTGATCCGTTTCGTGTTGATAGATGTGGGCAGGGAGTCCCTCAATCCATTTCTCAATCTTCTTGAGTCCGAAGAAACGGCCGGGAATATAATATCTGACTTTGATTTTAAAATAGCGCTTGGTCTTTTTTGGCTGTCTGAATGGAAACGAAAAGCAACCCTCCTCGACTTCATAGATATTGTTGCGCTTCTCTCCCTCAACATCAATCGTTGTCGGCGCCTCGATGATCTCCGGATTGATAATCGCGTGCGCTTCAAACATCTTGCCCTCCCCCACATAATCCTTATTTACAACAAAAAAAGCCATAGGTTCTTTATCCTCGATTTGATTATGAGCCAGCGCATAGCCAGTTTCATATTCTCCTTTGTTGATTCCAGCCTCAAGCATAGCGCGCATAGCGACCGCAACACCCGAAATTTCCGAGTATTTAGACACTTTAGCGCCCGGAATGAAGTGATTTTTCACTATCTCGAGCTTGTGAGCTGTGGTGTAGCCTGTCATTTCCTTTACGATTTCCATATTTTTGATGAAATAAATGTTATTTACTGATGTATATTGTTATATCGGCGTTTAAATCAAGGCATAGATAGGGCTGTGAAGCCAAAGGATGTCCCGATTCTGTGTCTTGATCGCCGGGCAAGTCCTAACCAGGATTTTTTTGTATTTTACCAAGCGTGTCGTTTATCCTTATTTTTGTTATCTCAATAATCTTGTCGTCTCCTGGATTCTCTGGCCAAACAGAGATGTCGCCATATTGCCTGCCGTCGAATTCAAACCACCACCTAAATGAAAAGCCTTTTTCTATTTGCTCTATCTTGGCAATGGCTTTTCCGTTTTTATAATCAAATTTATATTCTTTGATCATTTTATTTTTTCCTTAAAAATTTAATGCCGTCATTGATCGCTTCGGCCAACTCCTCATCTGTGAGATCTTCGAAAGGTCTTTTGTTTGTAATTTCAAGCCTATCAATCGTGCGCTTCTTGAGCTTATTATATTCACGGATTGCGGAAATTTTAGCCGGCAACTCATCGTTTTGCAAAATAACTTTTGCCAGCTCTCCGTCGACAATTTTATCCTCCAACATCTCATTCAAAACTTTTCTCATCCGTTCTGAAATCTTAACATTTCTTAACAATCTATTTGCTGACACATAACAAACATTCATCATCTTGTTGTATTCACTATCCTGAATAACATCTCCCTTTTCATCTCGCAAAACTGTCCTATCTAATTTATCAAGATCAATTCCACTCGCGATTGCAAAACACATTCCGCCATTACCTCTCAATTCATCATTTTCAACATACAATCTGCAAAATAATTCTTTCTTTGGATCATCTAGCAACTCTTGTGTGCTTTTGGTTTTTTTTGCATTTTTAACAACCGTCCTTTTTTTTAAAACTTTCTTTTTTTCAACCACCTTT